TTAAAAATCATCCTATAAAATAGAGAAAGGCCGAAGCCTTTCTCCTTACACAACACCGTCTGCTACTGATTCCCACCATTGATAGGTGAGAGTTACAGAAAACTCCTCAATTGCATCATTTGAACCCCAATCAACATCGATAGGTGTGATATCGGTTGGGAATAAACCTACAAATTTATATTTCTTTAAACTGTTACCTTGTTTACCAAACTGAGTAACTTCACCATCAACTGTGTAACCTAAAGGTGCTAGTGCAATTGGATTGCGGATATTAAGGTTGTGTGAATTAATACCATTCATCCATCTTTCGAAAGCATTGCGAACTGAAAAATCTTCGTCATTAATAACGGTAATTGTCCAGTCTGCAAATGTTCTATTGCCAGCAAACTTTAATTCACGACCAAAGTATTGAACAGGTACGACACCAATTGTTGCACCTGGCAATTGAGCGGTTTTACACATGAATGTAAGTTTAGTTTGTGCATTTCCTGGCGCAGAGAACGCAGGAAATGGCATTGAGACTTCAAACAAATTAGGACGGGCACCGTCCCCTGTCATTTGTGCTCTAAAATCGTTTACATTAAATGCCATTTAATTATCTCCTGTTTCTCTATTTATTAGAACTTCCCAACTACTTCATCGAAGCTTACGCCTGTGCGGACAGCAACGAAGTTAAGTTGGATAAAGTTGATTGAGCGTGCAGGTTTAATGTAGATATCACCGATAAATTCATTGCGGTCAATAACTTCACCAGTATTATTGGTTTCATCACAGACTACACGGAAGTCGGTAATACCACGGCGACCTTGAACATCACGCAAGAATGGTTCAACTAATGAAACAAACTGCGCTCTTGTAAACTGGTCGTTGAATTCAAATAATGAGAAGCGTGCCGCACGAGCAATTGCTTTCTCAAGGACAATAAACAAACGGCGAACATTGATGCGGTCAAACGCACTTGGTTTACTTAACAATGTCTTGTCACCAAAGAGAACTGTACCTTCGCCTTGGAATGTTACGACAGGGTTAATACCTTTTACATACAATGTATCTCTATCTGTCTTAGTTGGATTGTATGCCAACTTAATAATGTTTTTAACGATACCTCTGTTTAAACCACCTGGTGAGAACCATGGGTCTCTCTCTTGGTCAGTTCTTGCACATAGACCGGCAACATCACCGTTCAATGGCACCCAACGGTACACATCGTTATATTTGTCGTATTGATATTTCCAGTTGCCATCTAATACTGCATATGAAGTTGAAGTCAATGTATTGCGATATGTAACTGTATCAGCAGCTTCATCACCTGCATTGTTTACAACATCTGCTTTTTCTGGTGATAAGAATATCATGCAATCTTTACGGCTTTCTGCCATCGAAATCAAACTATCTGCAAGTGTTTGATTTGCAGGACCAGAAACAACTAATGAAATGTCAACAGAGTCGGCATTATCAAAGAAATCGTATGCAGTCACCACATTGGCAGTAGAAATTGTGCCATCAGCACCATTTGCAAGAGATACTGTTACATTGGCAGTTAAATTAGCAAATGCAGTTGCCGCATTTCCACCCCAATTAGAACCTGCTGTTGGGTGGTCCATCCATTGAATATATTTTGATTGTGCTGCAATAACATTCTTGTAATAGATTGAATTACCTGAATCGTCTTTTGCATCAGAAGCTTTAGAAGCAAATGGGAATACTTCAAGGACTGTGCCTTTTGTTCCTGTAAATTTACCATCTTCATCGACAACAATCATGTGAAGTTCGTCAAAACTACCACCTTGATTTGTTGCATAAGAAGAAGTATTTGGAGTTGCAGTAAAGCTAGAAGCATATGTCCAACCTGAATAGGTGTTGGCATCTGCCATAGAAACTTTGAGTGAGTTACCAATTGCACCTGGGAAGCGAGCGGCAAATTCACCGACTGCGCCTTGGCCAGTTGAATAGTTTTGTTCCCAATCATCTTCGTTTTGAATAAGAACGGCAGTTGCTGAGTTATTTGCAATAGCGTTGCGAGTTGTAGCAATATTGACTGCCCGAACAATTTTTAATGTGTTTGTATATGCTAGGAAGTTTGCGGCTGAGAACCAGTATTCATAATTTGTGGAATCAGGTTTACCAAATCTGTCTGCAAGACGAACTTCGTCAGAGATGGTAATGATTTCACCGGCTGGACCCCAAGCAAACGGCCCCGCAAATGCGCCAATGCTAGTGGCGACTGAAGGCACAATTGTAGTCAGGTCAATTTCTGATACATTTACGCCTGGTGAGAGCTGAAATGCCATGGATTTCTCCTTTTGTTATAGGATAGAATTCTTTTTATCGTCTATTTAGTTTTTTATAAGCTTGAGGTAAGATAGCCTCGTTCAGTCCAAACATCACCAGAATCAACAACGACTTCTTCTTTTCTTCCATCGTCTATGATTCCGACCGGTGTTAGTTCCTCTTCTCCCAACATGTTTTGTTCTTCTAACAAAACTTTACGGATATCTATATTTGTTGAATCTTTGAAGTATGACTGTGCAGTTAACCATGCAAAGAGAACAAGACCCATTACGATATCGTCATTATTACCTTCTTCGGCCGCATAAGAATCTCTTACACGAATAAAAGTATTAAGTTCGGCAATAGTATCAAAATCTTGTATAAGTAACTTATCAGATTCAACAAGAGTTTTTAAGTTGGCACAACCAATCTTTTTGACAGTCTTAGTTGTTTTAATACCAAAATTTGATGCTCTTTTAAAACCACCAGATATTGTTTGTCCTTTTATATGATGGTGGTCAATCTTATAAACATTCTCATATTCTAAATCATAATGTAAAATGTCAACGACTTGTTGACCCACATTGTTTGTCTCAATCAATACAAATGCCTCATTATATCTTCGACAAATTGAGTATATGACTGTTGGAAAAAACAGTAGTGGTAATTTATTGTTTCTATATTTAGCGACTTGTTTATAGGGTGTTTCCGTCACATCAATCATATTAATTGTGTGATAATCTAGGCCAACGCCTTCTGAACAGTCTACCGTAGCGATGTATAAACGACCTTGTTTTGGTAGTTCATAGATATCAAGATTTTCTTCATGCCATGGTGCATCACGAAATGCAAGACTTCGTAGTTTGGCACCTGAGATAAGTGTTGCCGAAGAACCAATAAATTCTGTTTCAAACTCTTGTCTAAACTGTTCTTCGGAAGTGTTTCGTATTGTTTCTTCTTTCCACTTCTCATCACGACCTGGTACCATTGACCAATGAACTTCAATGGGTTTATACAAAGAACGACTTTCGGTTGCATCAACCCACATTTTATAAAAGTGATTTAAACCATATGGTGTCGAAACAATAATAACTTTGGTCGTTTGACCAGATGAGATAACAGGATAGGTAGAAGTAAAAAAGTCATCTGCCATATTCTTAGGAACGAAAGCAAATTCATCTAAGAAAATTAGATTGTAGGTACCGCCTCGAACACCTGCGGCAGATGTTGCATATGCAAAAATCTTTGAACCGTTTTCTAGTTCAATGTTTCGTTTGTTCCAAACAATGATACCTTGTTGCAACCAAATAGGTAAATATTCATAGGCCTTTTGTAAACGAGAAAGAATCTCTTGTGCTAATGCACCTTTGTTAGCCAAAATTGCAATTGTGTAATCTTCATTGAATAGAACAGTCCACAACATGTATCCAACTGTTGTAGTTGTTTTACCAACCTGTCGAGGCATTTTACAGATAGAAAAACGATTCGCATGAAAATCACGAACCATATCTTCTTGGAATGACCACATGTCAAATGGGATAAGACCTTTATCCACATTGACAATCTTTACATATTTTTTGATAAAATAAACCGGATCAGCAGAACACTTGATTAACTCTTGTGCCTGCTCTTCGGTAAAAGAAATTTCAACACCAACTTTTTTTAGTCGGTCATTACCAAGATACCCGTCAGACATTATTTTGTGATGCTACGAAGCATCCATCCGTGTTTTTTATGAGTGTCGATACGACCTGCAATAAAGTCTGAAAGACCTTGTTGGTCAAATTCGTCTGCCAATTTAAATGCGATATTTAAAGTTGCAAGAACTTTTTCATTGTCGGAAGATAATCTGCGTGCCATTTCAACACCACTTGGAATAGAAAGTTCATCTTCTATTTCAGTTAGTTCTAAGTATCTACTAAATGAACCAGGTGCATAGGCATCTAATGCACGAATTTTTTCGGCAATTGGATCAACTGCACCATGAAGTTCTTCATAGAGATTGCCAAAAAAATCGTGATATTGCGGAAAGTTTGAACCTTCCACATTCCAATGATAGTTGTGTGCTTTAAGATACATGGCAAAAGTGTCTGCCAAAACCTTACGCATAATTTCGATTAAAGTATCCATAGTTTCTATTTATTCGTTTTCAAAAGTTTGACTAATTCGGCAGTAGACCCAACAAATACGGCTTTATCCACATTAACATTTTTAACTGACGATGCTTCTTGTGGTGAAAGGTCTTTTCTTCGTTTCTGTATTTCAAGTAAATCTTTATTTAAATCTGCAAGATTTTTAATCAGCCCTGCAGCAACTTCATAGGCTCTTGGATGTTCGGATGCTTTTGCAACATTCAATAAATCATCCATCGCTTGATTGCCTTTTTCAATCAGATTTCGAATATTGCACCTTGCAAAAGAAGCGTCATCATCTACCACAGTTGCAGGCAAAGGTTCTACTGTTTTTGGTTCGTTAGATTCTACAACCTCAAATTGAATAGGTTCTACATCCAATACTTCTGATAATTTTTCATTTAATTTCTTCATGTTATATTAGGAAACTCTGTTATAGATTCTGCGAATCCAAATTCATCATCTGGGTCACTATCTTGTGGAACTGCTGTTGTAACAATTTGCACAAGTTTAATTGGTGTTTTTTGAGTTGAAGTGATTGTATATTTTGCACGACTATAATCACCACGAACAACATTATTTGCTTCAAGTAGTCTTGATAAGTCGCCAACAATTAATGTGCCTGTATTACTATTACTAAAGTAAACTACTTTACCTGTAATTTCTCCACGGTCTTGAACTCTGATGGTCTCACCTGTTGTAAAATAATTATTACCATTTGCATAGTCAACAGTAACTTGTTGTGTTATTCTATCATTAGGTTCATTGTAAATATTTGTAAATGCACGACCATATGATATGCCGCCGTTTGCAGAAGTGTTTGCATAAGAATCGCCAATAAGACCAATGTCACCTTTTACTGGTGGCCAAATAAATGATTTTACTGTAAACTCTAAATCCCATAAAATTAATCTGGTGCTCATCATGTCACCTTCATAATCTGTGGTTGTATTAACAGAATTTAAAATAACAGGCATATCATATTTTTTGCCCATTTCACTAATAAAATTTACAGAAACAGTAAAGTCTGGTGAAAAGAAAGGAAGTATTTGCTCAATAATTTGAGTGCCATCTTCAGTATTTCTCACATAAATCGATAAAGAAAAATTAAAATCATATGGAACAGGAACATATTGAGATTTAACTCCTGTTGCAGTTTGATTAAAATTTTGTAAAGTTGTAATTTGTTTACGACTAGAATCATATGTAATACCTGTAAGTTCAAATGAAATGCGAGGAACTAAAGTATTAACTGATTTCATTAAAGAGGGGTCAGAAGTAATACGAGTTAAATATTTTTCTTTTGCACCGTAAGAAAGTGGAACTTTAAATTTTTCATATGCGGTTGAACCTGACTTATTATATCTTTGAAGATATATGTCATTAAAAATAGTTCCAAAAGCAACTACAATTTTGCGTATTGTTCGATTATAAAAATGTGAATTGCCTAACATTATGCTTCACCAAATGGGTTAACTTCTGTGAAGTCGATAATTGAATCGGCTTCAGTTTGAATTCTTGAATTATCAATAATATCTTCAAATGCATTGTTATCAAATGCATCATCGTTAATTGTACCTGATGTTGTATAGTATGCACCAGATGTTGCACCAATTGTATTTGATGCGTTGGCAAATGTTCCAATTACACGATATACATCCAATTTTCTTGCAGATGCAGTTTTAGACCAAGAATGAACGATTGCTTGTGCAGTTGCATTGGCAAGAGTGCCATCGGTAGATTGAAATACCACTTCATCATTAGAGTATGTGCCTGTTCCAACTGATAACGACATTGAAAGTTGGCTTCTGGTATAATTGTCACGAATTTGTTCATCAACTTCATCAACACCAGTAGAAATAATTTCGTTTGAAAATACAAATTGTTTTAATTTTAATGCATAAACATAAACATTACCGCCACGACCACGACCTAATGTGTAATACATTGCTTGGTCGTTTTCATGTTCAACAAAAGTAATTTCAAAAAAGTTTTGCACCAAAGGAATATAAACTAAATCACCTTCTCTTGGGTGCAATAAATTTGATTGACCGGTAGTATATTTGAATCTACGGCGAGATACTAATAGTGATACTTCATCACGAATTTCTAAACCAAATTTAGAAATAAAATCTTGTTCACCATCCATACCTGAAACATTTTCTAAATACATTTCAATTGGATATGCGGTACGATATTCTTTGAGAGTATCTTCACCATACAAATAATCTATTTCATTTCCAGTTCTTACTGTTCTTGGAAGATAAAAAACATCCATGCCATAGATTTGCATGGCTTCAATGACCAAATCCTCAACAAGCAATTGCTCTGAGGTAATCTGCTCAAGAGGAAAGTTATTGAAGTAAAAATTGGTAGGCATTCATTATTATCCAGTAAAGATTTCGCTTGGTAGACTGTTAAAGTTAAATATATCTTCTTCAATCTCTTTAATTTCTTCTACAGCTTCATCATAGATTTCTTTACCATTTAATGTGACGCCACCTGGCATTTGAATACCGCCAAATTTTTTCATGTTTGAACCCCATTGTTTTTTAATTAATGCGGTTGCATATTTTTTTAAGAAGCGGTCATCCCACACATCTGAAATTCCAGTAACAGTAACCGAAACATTATTTACATTTGAACTAAGTGGCCCAACTAATGTAATTTCAGTTGAAGAATTAATGTTACGAATTTGTTTTGATTGTCCATCAATTACAATAAAATCATTTTCTATAACTTGTTGGTCAAAAGTTGTACCATAACCAGTTAAAGTATTTGATGAAGTATTGCCTGTTACAGTACCTGTTAATGTAATACTATCTGGAACTAATTTGCGATAACATTCAATAATGACATATTCGCCTTCTTGCAAATCTCTATCCCAATCAATATCGAGAAATAATTTATCTAGTTTACGATTGAATCTAAATTGTGGTGTTCCTGCAAATAATAATTGCAAAGAACGAATATGTTGCATTGTAATTTCATAAGAAACATAAGATACCGATGTAAAATCATATAAGTCGTGTAAACGCAATTGATATCTCAAATCGAACATATTGATTGATGAATTTGAATCATCAAACGGTAATACACCTGTGACAAATGTAACGGCATCAGGAGCATAAATCCAACGGCGAGACCTATCTTCTGCCGTAATTTTATGCTTCATATAAATTTTTTCTGTGCCATCAAAATGATAATCATTAAAAAAAGACAATGCATCATCAATTCTATCTTCTATTTGGTCGTCATCCACATTGATTTGAATAACCGGGAAACCTAAACGGCGCAGACAGTAATCTTTAAATTGAGCTCTTGTGGTTGGTTTTGCCATAATTGATATTTATCCTAGTGCAATTGCAAACGCCAACGCATTTGGATCGGTTTCTGCGTAGGTAATTGCGGTTTGGCTAACAGATGTGATTCTACCAAATCTATCAACCGTTATTGTTATGGCAGTAGAAGAATTTCCATATGTTCCCGCAGTTGCGCCAGAAGATTTTAATCCTAAATCTAATGTATCGGTAGTAGCGTTTGAAAGAATTTCAATACCGTTTGCGGTATTTGCAGTAATTGTTAATGTATCGTTGTTAGCATCAGCAACAAGGTTTGTTCCGTTAGCGGCAACTGTTGTAAAAGCTAATTGTGCAGTCTGATTTGCTTTATCAAATGCCGCTTGAGCCAATACATTTGAACTATTAGCTTTACTAAAGGCCGCTTCAGCAGTAATATTGGCAGTATTAGCCTTTGCAAAAGCAGCTTCACCTGTCACATTAGCGGTGTTAGCTTTAGTAAATGCTGCATCTGTTTTAATGTTTACTGTATTTGCCCATGCATATGCGGCATCAGCGGTTATATTTGCACTATTTGCTTTACTTCTTGCGTATGAATCTACTGCAACTGGCGCAGTTAAATCAGTACCAACACCAGTGGCCGCACTATTTGCCATGTCAATATAGACACCACGATTAGTGCCACCAGTTTCATAAATTCTAAATTTATTTTGGTAAATATCAATTGCAACTGAACCACTCAAAGATTGGTTTGTAGCTGCCAATGCCAAATTAAATTGACCACCTTCATCACCAGAAGATTGTAATGAACTTATCTCTCCATTAGAAGAAAAATTACCATCATATGTTAATGCACCAGTTCCAGAACGACCTAATTTTTTACTATCTGAAGCACCAAATATAATGTAAGCGTTATTGACATTTTGTTGACCTGTTAAGCGTAATGTATCGGCAACATTAACATCACCAATCCAAATATCATCGCCAACTTTAAAGTTTGTTCCGTTACCGTTATTGGTTGATGCAACAATAGGTGCAGTAAAAGTACCTGTTGCTTTACTGAATGTTAATCCTGAATTGGATCCAAATGCACCGGCATCATTAAACTGAATTTCAGTTGTAAGACCGGCAGGTTGAGTGGTGCGGATTGAGCCTAACGCATTAGCCGCAGTTTTATAGTAAAGAATACCATCGGCGTAATTGAGTGCAATTTCGCCGTTCGCAATAATACCTAATGATGGGGTATTACCCGTTGCACCAGATTGTCTTAGTGCAATTGTTGTGTTTGCCATTTAGAAGGATCCACCAGATGATAATGTTTTGATTTGTTCATTATCAACAGATTCTTCTTGGCTTTTCTCCTCTACAACAGTTTCTTGTGTAATACCTAATTTTTTCTTTGCAGTCTTTGGTAACATTTCTTCCAACTTTGCAATATATTCTATTTGTTCTTTTACTTGTTCTTGTAGTGCTACCAAACCATTTGTCAATCTTTCAATCTCACGACTTTGTTCGTTGAGAGAAGTTTGCATACGATACTTTTCAGCATCTGATTTATTTGCACTTTCAATGATTGTAACCTTATTATTTAGCTCTTGTGTTAGATTGATGTTTTCATCACGCAATCTAACCAAAGCCTCCTTCACAGGTTCAAAATCGGCAATTTGTTTTCTTAATTCATCTGTGTGTGCCATTTGGTCAGACAGATAGGCAACTTGTGCCTGAAATAAGATATTTTGTTTAACTACTGCAACAAAATTATCAATTGCCGCTTCATTATATTTTTCTAAAAACTTTATATCGTTCATAATAAAGACCTTTCATAATCTTAGAAATATCCACCGTTAAGGTGTGCAAATGTTGGAACTCCAGAACTATTAATTTGTAATACATGACCTTCAGTTGCAGAAGTCAATGCAGAAAGAGCGCCTGTGCCAGATGCATTGTCAGAAACAATAACACCTTTTGTTGAGAATGTTGCTGCACCTGTACCACCTCTTGCAACACCTAATGTACCAGAAGTAATTTGTGATGTTGCAATCGAAATTGCAGTATTTGTTACCGCACTTACACGACCATAAACATCGGTTGTGATGACTGGAACATGTGAGGCATTAGCATAAGTGCCTGCTGTTCCTGTGTTAGCAAGTGAAGCAAGTGATGTGCCATCAAATTGAACAATCGCACCAGTTGTGTATGAAGTTTGATTTGTACCACCACGAGCAATTGGTAAAGTACCTGCATTAATCTGTGTAGTAGAAATCGCAATTTGCGTATTTGTTATACTTGAAACACGACCATATGCATCTGTTGTAATGATTGGTGTATGAGTTGCGGCACCATAAGTTCCTGCGGTACCTGTATTAGCGATAGATGCTAATGAAGTACCATTGAAGAACACTAAGTTGCCTGTACCAAAAGATGTGGCGTTTGTACCACCATCTGCAATTGCGATAGCAGCAGAAAGACCTGAAACTGTTCCACCAGAAATATTTGTAACAAGAGTTGCAGTAGAAAACGCTTGTGTGTTAACAGTATTACCAGCAGATGGTTTTTCTGTACCACCAGTTAAGAGTTTGTATTTACCTGAATCAGATGCATCACGGAACAATGCAGTATATTTTGTGCCTGATGAAACATACGAACCAAAGAAACCAATGTCGAGTGCATCAGCCGCATTGTTTGCGGCCAATTCGATAAGTGAATCTTCAACGGTTAAAGTATTAACATCTTGTGTTGATGTATTACCCATAACAACCAAATTACCTGTAACAGCAAGGTCACCTGTAATTGATTGAGGACCAGATGTTCTTAAAACTGTATTGTCAACATCAACTATGATAGAGTTATTTGAATCAACACCATATGTTGAAATACCATCACGACCAACAATTGTTAATGAATCAGTTAAGAGCGCAAGAGAACCTGTACCAGAATCACCTGCAAAACTTAATGCGGTTGCAACTGAAGCATTGGCCGCAGTAGTTATACGACCATCTACATCAACTGCAAAAACAGGAATCTGAGAAGCACCACCATAGTTACCTGCGGTTACGCCTGTATTGGTAAGTTCTAAATTAAGTGTGATGTTTTGTGAACCATCAAACGATACTGAGTTTGCATCAACATCACCTGTAACACCAATTGTTCTTGCGGTCTGTAAAGTTGTTGCCGTATTCGCATTACCAAATAATGCAGAACGAATGTAAGTTGCAGAGAAACCACCATCTGTTGCTCGTTTGACGATGACATTGGCCGTGTTTGCACTGGTTGCTTCATCTACTCGGTCAACATAGTATTTACCACCAATCAGAACCGGTGTGTTGGCACTATTACCAATGAACAATTTGCCAGAAGTGTTTGAATACGCAGGTTCGGCAACATTAAGTGTCGTTGGCGATGCGGTGACTTCGGACCATTTTAACTGAATGACTGTATTTGCCATTTCTTATTCCTTATTTTTTAAAAAGTTCCACCGTTGATGTTGGTGATATTATTCGAATTTACTTGAAGTTCTTTTACAACATATTTTCCAGAAGAAGCTTCATATACAAGTGTTTCACCATCATCAGGGTTTGAAGCGTCAACATTTGTAAGGCTTCCAAGAGAGACCGATGTTTGTGGTGCAATCGTTACGGCAGATACGACCGTTTTATTTGGTTTTACGGTTATACTTAAATCTGACATTGCTTACCTCGTAACGGATGGCATTACTGTAACAATACCTTCAATCACTCTTGTTTTAACTCCTGTTCCACTGGTTAACAGAAGGTCATAAACATATCGTCCAGGAGTAAGACCTGATGTATTTGCAGAATTCATAGTCATTGTAATTATTCCAGCAGAAGCATCAGTAATAGTTGTTGTAAAACTGTTAGCTGTTGTAGAATAGTATGATTTCCGCATTTGAGCGGCAACGGTATATCCAGACAAATTGATGATGGTATTTGTACCGTCTTTTACATCAATTGTCGTGGAAAAATTTGCACCTTGCTCGATTGTAAGTTCGACAAAACCAGCCACAATTACTCCTTAGTTTTATCGTCTATTTAGTTAAAACAGGTATTGACAATAAAAAACCCTGCCGAAGCAGGGTTGATTGAATTATTTTTTATATTATAGTTTCCAAGATTGAGTACCTTCATCCCACAACCAATCTTGTTCATTGTCTGGTCTTGGTGTAGGAGGTTCCCAAAAACAAGTATCCTCATTTAAAATCCAAGATGCATGAGATTTTGGAGGTATAAATGCATCTCTTTCAGAGTCCCAAGTATAACCAACACCAGCATAATTTTTTCTAAAAGGAATTCCATTATCTGGTTGATTTGTGTTTGGATCCAAATGAACACCACCAATAGTATTAAATGATGTTTTTACCCATTGGTATCCTTCAGGCAATTCAATTGAAGGAAAATCATTGTCTGAAAATTTAAATACTTCTTCAACTATATTATTTGAATTTACTTTTGCGTAGTGTGCCATATTAATTTACCGAATATGTTGGATCAGAGGATCCATGTTTAAAAACAACAAGGCCGGCACCGCCTCGAGCTCCTAAAGCACTAGCATTACCGCCGCCGCCTCCGCCGCCACCTCTATTATCTGTTCCATTTCCTGGAGCAGGATTATTACTAGGACCTCCATTACCGCCGCCAGATGTTCCAGTACCTCCAGATGGATTTGGTGAACCATTCCATGAACCGCTGCCGCCACCTCCACCAAGGGCGCCACTTG